TGGCAAACTCGTAGATCCCGAGCGCCTCCATGGTCCCGTAGAAGACCAGCGTCGCAATCGAGTCAAAGTCCGGGATGTCATCGAACAGGCCGGAGGCATCCAGCGTCAACGCGTAGAGATCGTCGCTGTAAAAGACATCGGTCTTGGCGGCTTGGAATGGCGGCGTGTCCTGATCCTCGCGGCGGGTCTGCACCAGCAGTTGCCCAAAAGCATCCGGGAAGTCGACGATCACGCTTGCTTCAGTTGGACTCTGACGGCGGCCGTCATCTTCAAACTTGACCAGGATCTCGCCCTCGACCAGCGGCACGATCGCCTCGGTGCTGTAGCCAGCGACCGCAGGAATCAGATCGACGCTGTTGCTCCAGGTGCCGGTGCCATCGGTCAGGTTGGTGTGGCGGATGTGGACGCGGCCAGCAACGCGAACGTCCAGGTCAACCGTGGCATCCCACCGCAAGCGGGCGCTGTTGGCGCTGATCGGTTCGATGGTCAGGTTTTGGACGTTGCCCGGTGGCTCGGTCTTGCCGATGAGGTTGAAGGTCGCTGTCGCTGGGTTGCTGACGCCGCCGAGGCTGTTGATCGATTGCACCCGAACCTGCAGCGTGCCAGCATCCAAGCCCTCGATGCGGGTGCTGGGGCTGTTGGTCTCGATCTGCGAGAAGTTGTTATCGTTCAGGCGATAGATCACCCGGTAGGACTGCACATATTCAGCAGGTGGCACCCAGCTCAGCTCAAATGCGGTGCGGACGTTCTGGCCGTCGGTGTATAGGTGCTCCGTGCCGGTCAGGCTGGTGGGCGACTCAGGCAATGCGGACAGGTTGGAGATGTCCCGCGTCTGCAGCTTGATGTCGGACTCGATGGCGGCATAGATGCTGCTGTTATAGGCCAGCGCCGTCACGCCGTAGATGCCGTCCTCGGCCTCGGCCACACTGACGACACGGAACTGCTGCGTCTGCAGGCTGGTGTTCTGCAGGATCCAGATGCTCTGGGCGTTGGGCGCTTCGCTGAATGCGCTCGTGACCGTGACCACACCAGCAGCCAGGGTGCTGACGCTGCGGGTCTCAGCCAGGCCGGTGGGCAGCAGGACGCTGATCGTGGGCGAGGTGCCCAGCGTGATGCCGGTGGCGTCGTCCAAGGTGACGGTCGTGGTTGTTGCTGCTGCGATGCGCCCGCCGCGCCTGCTACCAGCCTTGACCGGATCGGCCACGTCGATCACCATGCCAGGCCGCAGCACAATGCCCGAGTCAATCGACACTGAGAAGGTGACGGTCTCGGTCAGGTTCTGCTCTGACAGCAGCGCCCACTTACCAGCACGGTGCGCCTGCCCTTGCGAGTAGCAGCCGACTGCCTTGATGTCCTTGTTGATGATGCCGTACTTGGCGACGGCTGACGCATCCTCGACGTACTCGTAGGACACCTCGCCTAGGTTGTCGTACTCCTGGTAAGCCACCGTTGCCGTGGTGTGCCGCGCCTTCTGCGATGAGCCGCTGTAGTTGAACAGCCCATCGACCACATTGGCTGGGGTCAGCAGATACTGCGGATCAGATGGCTTGTCCTGCAGCACCACCATGGCGCCGGCGCCGTAGTAGGCGATGCCACGGAACAGCGCGACAAACTCTTGGATGACGTTGTAAACCTCGTCCCTGCTGTTGATCAGCACATTGCAACTGAATCGTGGCTCCTGCCCGCCGCGTCCATTGCTCACCAGCTCGTTGCAGTACTGGCTGATCGCGTAGAAGTCATACCGATCCAGGCTGCTGGCCGGGATGCTCGCTCCGTAGCGGGTGTTGGTCAGCAGATCCCACAGACACCACGCCGGGTCGCTGGTCCAGGTAGCAGCGCCGAAGGTGCCATCCCACACGCCGCTGTAGGTGACGCGGCCGAGATAGGTGGTCGTGTCAACCGTGGCGTTGCTGGGCAGTTGCACCTTGATGCCACGCACCAAGTACTTCCGGGCTGGGATGCCTTTGAACTGGCGAGAGTCAAAACGCAAAAAGGCTAATGCGCTATTTGGGTATTTGAATTTTTCGTCAATAATTTCTGTGTAGCTGAACCAGAACGTGCGGTTCTGCCGGCGAGCGCTGGATTCATCAGCGCTGATGCGCTCCAACCTGATGTCAACCGGGAACGCACCACTCAGGCTGATGATGTAATCGCGCTGGTAGGCGTTTGTGGTCTTGCCGCTGATCGTATCCTCAAAGACGGTCGTGTAGCCGCCGCCGTTGTATTGGACCCTGCAGCGGATGCTGACCTCGTGGCCGATGATGTCGCCGTCATCCTCAATGATCTGCAGCGCTGGCACCTGCACCGTGATGCGGGCGCGATCCACATCCGAGTCAGTGATCTGCCGGGTGACAGATGCAGCAGCGGTGATCTCGACGTTGACGGCCTGCTCTGATTCGATGCCGTTGGTGTTGGGGATGTAGCTCTGCGCTTGTGTGCCGGTGCGGGTGACGACGGTGTAGCCCGTGAAGTTGTCGATTCCGCTGCTGCTCTGAACGGGAGTGCCATCCAGGTAGATGCCCTGCGCACCATCCTCGATGCCTTGGATCTCGCCCTCGCTGATCAGGTCAAGAACGCTGGCAAATTGGACTGACTGCAGGCTGTCATCAGCCTCTGACGGGACGTGGGTCGTGCCACCGCCGCCGCCGCCACCCTTGCCGCCGCCACCGCCGCCGCCGCCACCGCCAGCACCTTGAACCAACAGCAGGTCTTCGATCATTTCAGTTGCGCCACGTCAAGGCCGCTAGACAGAACAGCCGAACCAACGAAAGCGCGGCCATAAACGATCGGCACCGGCATCCCCTGCTGGCTCGTATTCACAATGCCGCTGAAGCTGAATGACTCCAGCCGGGCGGCTTCCTTGCCGCGTTGCAGGCCACTGATAGATGCCTGGGGCGAGATCAAGCTGGCAACACCGCCGATAATCAAGCTGACACCAGCAAGGCCAATTGCGCTTGCAAGGCCACCGCCGATGATGCCCATGGCTGCGCTACCAGCCGCTGCGCCTGCGGTGACGCCAGAAAGTCCCATCCCCAAGCCGAGAAATCCACCAGCGGCCGGTCCCAAGACGATCGCCAGAGCAACCAGACCAATGCCTGCAAAGATCTGCCCCGCACCCTGACCAGCGCCAGCTACCACAGGTGCAATGCTGAACACATCCCGCTCAGACCATGGCAGCACAGCCACGGTCGGATCTTCAGGGGTGACACGTTCGCGGCCGACCGTGACGCGGAAGCCCATTCCGGTCTGCTCAGAGTCGATCAGCCAGCGCTCCAGGCCGGGAAAGTTGACGCAAAGCGCCTTGATCGCTTGCGCGGGCGTGTCCACTTCGAACTCAAACCGGCACTGTCCGAGTCGCTTGCGAAGTGCGCCGTAGACCTTAACGACTTTCATGCCGCAAGACCAGGGCAGTGCTCTTCACATAGTAACCGCCATACACGTCGCGGCTACTCAATCGCCCCTGCACATGATGCAGGATCTGCTGGTCGCCCAGGTAGATCGCCGCGTGGTTGGGCAGGCTTGCCGATAGTTGCATCAGGATCGCGTCGCCGTATTGCAGCTCCTCAAACGGCACCTGCCTGAAACCCTGCGAGCGGTAGCTGTCAAGGTACAGGTTCTCTCCGCGCTCCCAGAACCGATCACGCCGGTCAAAGTCCGCCAGCGTCAAGCCCCACTCGCGGCTGTACCAGTCCCGTACCAGCGAGTAGCAATCGACCACGCCGAACACGAACTCCCGGCCGACATATGGCAGCTCAAACGCCGCAGGCTCGCAGCCGCCCCATGCCTCAGTCTTGGGGTTGACAATCACCCACGGCAGGCCGCTGTTGTTGCAGCCGATCTGATCTGCTGCTGATGGGACTGGCTGCGTCACCGGATGGCTATGCACCACGGCCACGATCTCGCCCAGATCCTCGGCTGCTGCATAGTCCGCCGGATCAAGGATGAAATGCTCGTCCGGTGTGGCGGCGATGTTGCGGCACGGGTAGTAGCGCCGCCGGCCTTTGACTACATGGATCAGGCCGCAGCACTCGCGGGGATCCTCGGCCTGCGCGTGCGCCAGGATGTCAGCCTTGAGCGTGTCGGTCAGCTTCATTTCGCAACACGCCTCGGACGACGGGAAGGCATCGTGAGCGCAGTCAACGGATCAAGCCCTTCGTTCAGCCTATTCGTAAATGTGCTGACTGGGATGTCGTAGCGCCTGCACCATTCGCGCTGATGCAGTGTCTCTCCGTTGATAATGAACAGCTTATTGCTTCGCTTATTGGCGTGCTGCTGCATGGCCGTAGCCCATCTGCAGTTGTCCGGGCTATAACCACGCGAATTGTCGATGCGATCAAGCGTGTGGCCGTCAGGGCGCGGACTCAAGTCCTTGGCAAAGTTTCTTGGATCATGCCAACGCTCGCAGACTTGAATGCCTCTGGCGCCGTACAAGTAAAAGTCCTTGTTGCCTTTGTTGTAGCACCTAGCCATCATTCCTTCCCATGTTTTGTAAAGGGGATGCCCGGCCATGCCATGCTTTATGTTGATTGGAGGCGGAACTTGTGCAGCGCATCCGCATGATTTAGGAGTTCCTCTACGCAAAGATCCCGCAGAGGCAAGTTTTTTGCCGCCACAATCGCAAACGCATTCCCAAACGACACTGTTCCAACGCCTCTCGGCGGTAGGCCTTAGTGCCACAAGTAAGCCATAACGACGCCCCGTGATGTCGACTGGCTCTTTCCCCTTGGCCATAATTAAGGCAATGCAGTTCCCTTCCATAGTACCCTAAGTCGTAAGACCCGCTCCCGGATAGCTTCCGAACGGCAGCTCAGCCGTCGCGCCGAACCGCAGTTTGCAGCTTTCCACCCGCTTGCCGCAGACATCGGCGGCCAAGGTACCCACGGACTGATCGTTGACGTTCCAATAGTTGCTGCCGGTGTAGCCGCACTCAGCGCCGCGATACTTCCACTGGCACACGTTGGCGATGATCTGCCGCTGGGGCAGCATGACGCCGGCCAAGTCAAACTTGCTGGCCAGCTCAAACTCAACCAGATCGCGGTTCTCGTTGGACTTGCGATCGACGTACCAGATCTCCGTCGGGAAGCGGGCATTAGGGTCGGCCGCCGCCTCGCCGTCGAGGAACTTTTTCAGTGTGCGGATCCGCCGCACTGTGGCGCCGCCCAGGTCGTTGCCGGGCGTGGTCGCGTTGACCAGCAGCAGCAGCGTGGTCATGTCGCTGAACAGGTTGCTGATCCGCAGCGTCGGACGCGGCAGGCTGCCAGAGCTGGTGTAGTCAAAGCCCGTCGCCTCGACCGGAAGCCTGACGTAGGTGTTGCTGGCAAAGATGATGTTGCCAGTCACGGCTGCGTTCACGCCGTTGTGCCAGTAGTAAGTCGTACTGGCGCCGTGCAGTGTGGAATCAAGCTGCAGCTCGAACAGCTCGATGATCGCGTTCGGACCTAGGACCGCCAGCTCTTCGTAAACGCTGCTGATCGCTGCCCATGTGACACCGCCGTCTGCGATCGTGCTGCCGATGTCGGTCGGCCATGCCGGCTGCGTGCTAGCGCTGGTGCCTGCGACCGTGCAGCGGAACACCAGCCCGCTGGCCTGCACCGTCGTAGCGCGGACGATGGCGCCGACCGCGTAGCTCGTGCTGGCTTGCCAGGCTGCGTAGGCCATTAGGGCTCAAACACTTCCTCGAATGTAGCCGTAATGTTGTTAAAATTACAATTGACCAAGCTATTGTTCCATGCTTTGCAGACCCATTTGCCTGCGTAGCCGGCCGGATCAGTCCAGTCGAATGACTCGACGCCGCCCCGGGCCCGCAGGAATCCAAGGATGTTGTCCCGCTCTGCGTCGGTGCGGTTCAAGAAGGTCAGCGACCACTTCTTTGGTTGCGTGTTCAGGCCATAAGCCAGGCGCTGCTCGTAGCCGTCACCAAACTTCACAGACCTAACTCGAGGCTGCTCCTCGAGGTCGGCGCTGAAGCTTGCGATGTAGGTAAAGGTTGCCATCAGCGCGTGTTCGCAAGGAGGCCACCAGGCCGTTGCATCTTCACGATCTCAGCCTGCACAGCAGCACCGATGATGCGTCCCATCTGATTGGCGCCGGGGCCATCGCCCTCGACAGCAGTTCCGCTGGCATCAACGCTG